TGCGCTTTCACCGGCGCATCATCGGGTGTCCCTGGTCGGGCACTCCGTAGTCCTGGGTCTCGTACCCTGAAAGGGGGCAAAGACTAGTGTTTAACACTAACCAGGCGTACCTGCGACTGCGTGTGGCAGGCCTCACGGCTTGTCAGGCTGACCAGATCTGTAAGACTGTCCAGAAATGGATAGCATGTAATGGTGAAGAGTGGACTGTGGAGAGGATAAAGGCATTTAAGGTGGATTTACTCCGCCATTATGCTGGATTACCCCCACTACTCGCTCACTCGTGGACCAGACACCGCCGAGATGGTACTCCGAAAGGAGCTTTCGGCTGCCTCTTCAGGTTAAGTAAGAAGCAATTCCGAACCGCCTGGAACAGCATTATGGTCTACACTGGCATAATTCACCAAGACCGTAAGGTCAAGGTGACAACACGCCAGTGGAACAAGATGGTGGGCGCGATTTGTCGCGCAAAACTCGAACCCGAGGTCCTTGTAGAGGGACTTAGGGTGGTCCACCAGAGCCCGTTCTTCGTGTCGCTTCATGTAAGCGAGTCGACTGGTCGACCTTTGGTCGACTTCCAGCCGTCACCATCACGTAGAGCCCCGAAGGGCATGCGGACAGCACCTGAGATCACCACGGTGTACGAATCACTCCGTGCACTTGTGGCTCAGCCCGTCTGGACATCCCGGAATTGGGACATCCTAAGCGGTACCGTGAAAGGCTTCGAGAACGACTTCCTGCCCGATTTAGAAATGAATCTGGAGTTTGACTCCAAGGCGGGAAGCACACCGGATGCTGAGGAACTCCCTGATATGGGCCTTATCAGCCTAATTCAGGAAGGAGGGTATAAGCTGCGATTTGCAGCTAACCCGCACCGATGCTACCAAATGGCGTTACAGCCATTGGGGCGCGTCCTCTTCGCGGCACTGAAAAGAGTGCCAAACGATTTTACGTTTGACCAGGAATCGGCTCTGCCGCTAATCCAGAAATGGGCTAGCGAGGGTCGAACGCTGTGTTCTATGGATCTGAGCAATTGCTCAGATAACCTTCCTCTGGACCTCCAGTTGGAAGCCCTGTCTAGGTACGGGGTTGGAACACGCTGGCTCCAATTCTTTAAGGAAACATGCCGAGGACGTTGGGGGGTCTCCCCTTCGGCGGAATCGCAACTGTTTCTATCATGGACAGTCGGGTCTCCTTTAGGCCTGTATCCCACGTTTGCATCCTTTGCCCTATTGCATCATAACCTGGTGCAATGGTGCTTTAAGGAGAGTGGGTACCGCCCCTCTCACGAGGAGGAGGACGGTCGTTTCCCGTACGTGATAGTCGGGGACGACGTCGTTATAGCAGACCTGGAAACAGCGAAGCTGTATCGGGCGCTGATGCATCGTCTTGGTGTCCCCATATCAGAGGTTAAAACCCTTTGGTCGACGGGCACAGCCGAGTTCATCGGTAGGGTCGTGACGGAGAAATCCGTTATTCAAGGCTTTAAGTGGAAGGGCCGGGTCAGCGACAACAGTTTTGTCGACTTTTGTCGTATGTTCGGTCCCAAGGCGATAGCATTGCTAACGCCTCGCCAAAAACAGGTGGTCAGCTTCATCGCTGATCTGCCCGAGCCTTTTGGTCTTGGGTGGAACCCACTTGGGATCCCGCTGGAAGAACGGATGCCAGCATGGCTGGAAACAGTCATGACCCGTGATGAACGGGTAAGGACGTTCGAAAGGCGGTCCACGAGGGCCAACCGTCTCATCTACCACAGTGGGTTGATGTGGGGGTGGCCGCCCGGCCGTGAGGCCGACGCGGACTTCCTATCCTCCGACCAGGAGGATTGGTGGTTGTTGGAGGGCTTTCTCCCCGGATTAAGTTCTTGGGGGGTACCGGTCCTCGGCAACATTCCGGAGCTGGCCCGCTTACGCGGTGTGGATCCGGAACACCAGGAATCTTTACAGGACCTTCTAAAACGCACCTCCTACGTGGAGACACGTAGTGAACTCACAACTCTGGTCGAGTTGGAGAGGAAAGTGCGCAGAAGTCTACGCACGTGGCGCAGAAGGCCCTTGGACTAGCGTTCATCGGGCTTACGCCACCAGAAGCTACCCTTGAAGAAGACTCCTTTAGTAAGAGTTTGGTAGCACTCAGTACGTTGGATTCTCATCCGCAGTAGGG